GAAGAACCAAGACCAAGTGCTTGATATGCCATTTTAGTTATCTCCTAATTAGATTCTTTCATTTATTTATGTAGGTTACGCACCTATATCAAAAGTTTTGTTCGTATTATCAAGACTGAAACTGGATGAGTCAAATCTCTCAAACACTGGTATATTAAATGAGTTATCAAACTTATTTATACCGCTGTCAAAGGACACATTGGTGTCACTGAAGTCCACATTATAGTTTCCTCCAACATCCCTTGGAACTGCATCACCACCAGAACCATCAAACTTAACAGACGAACTATCAAAGGTGAATCCAGTATCACTGAACAATGTAGTAACCCCTGTCTCGTCAAAAGTTTCAAAGGTTGTATCGAATGTGATGAAGTTATTATCAAACGCATTTGTTCTAGCAGAACCAGAGATTTGTATCTCGCCAGGGGGTGGTATATTAATTTGAGTTGTAAATGCAGCTGGTGGTATAGTAAATGTTTCCCCATCGTCAAATGTAAAAGTATTACTATCGAACTTAGTTCCAGTTTGCGAAAACCCACCTTGTCCTGTTGCGTTTCTCACTGAAACTTGATTAATTCTGAAGTTTGCAAACTGTTCAATATTATAGTATGCCCTTTCGTTGTCACCTGTTCTGAAACTTCTTCTCAAGCCTGGATAGTGTGGAAGTTCTGAATCAGACTCAATAGGTTCAACTGCGAAAGCATACTTTGCAAGGTTATCCAACGTAGACCCACTACCCAAGTTTGCGTTTGCACGAATAGTACCAACAAAGATTGTATTAATTCTTGAAAGGGTAAGGTCACGTTCACCATTTGATAAAATTGAATCACTCGCAACTTGTGGTGTTGCACGAAGTGTTGTTCCATCGTCAACCGTACCAAGTCTTCTACCAAAGATAGATGTAAAAGCAGTACGAAGAAGTGATGCAAGTTCTGGGGTGAATGAACCTTCTGGTACACTAAGGTCACCAGCAGTAAACGCATTGATACCAGCAGTTACAGATGATACAATAGAAACCTCACCAAAGACTGCCCAACCAGCAGGGTGGACTGTTCTCTTGATTGCGTTTCTCCAAGTGTTAATTGATTCACCAACCCTTACCACATATGAATAGTCTTGGTAATAGTTAGAGTCTTGAATTCTCATAATGTCCGAAGACACCTTACCACGTTCTGTTAAGAAATCACCACTTGTTGTCGCAACAGTTCCAACAGAAGGTGTGATAGTTGGAGTGTCCACTTGAACAATCTTTGCACTTGCACCAGAGGTTGTAACTGTGTTACCGTTTGCTAAGTTAACAGTTGTATTGATAGAAAGTAATTGTCTTGCACTATCAAATGCAGTAACCGTACCAGAGTGAGATGTTAGTGCATCTCCAATAGAGAATGTTCCTGTAATATCTTTAATAACAGCGTGTCTAAATGCAGTGAAGGTTGGCGCAGAAGAATAATTAAAACCAAAGTTTGTAATCTCAACATCCTTGACTGAACCAACACCACCAGTAGAAATAGGTAGAACTTTACCACCGCTACCAGAGGTTGTGCTGATACTTGAAACGGTTGGAAGTTTTGTATAACCAGAACCACCATTGATTAATCGAATGTCTGTAATAGAACCTTTCTCTGCACTAACACCCAAGTCAACAAAGGTTTGGTCTTCAAGAACTATCTTTGTGCCGTGGTATGAATCATTCTGTTCAATCTGGGTTGCATCTTCAAGAACAATGTGGTCATCTAGTGACATTCCGTATGCAGCAACGTCACCTGTCTCTGGTGCTACTGCACCACCAACAACTCCGACCACAGCAGAAATACCAACACCATCTGTTCCAGTGTTATCAAAATTAATTGCATCACCCACTGCATAGTTTGAACCAGCATCATCAATCTCAATACTAGTAACTGTACCAGAACCTACTGTGTTGATTTTTGCGGTTGCAGTTTGAGAACCAGCAGATGCAATGTTGACTGCTTGACCAGCAGTATAGTATTGTCCTTCATCTGTTGCAGAAACATCTGCATCGACAATAACAGATAGAACTGTAAGCGAAACGTCTTGGTCAGAAACATTTGATATGCCTTGAATAGTTTCACCAGCAACAAATGTTCCTTTTTGTGTATCCGTATCAATCTCAATCTCAACAATATCAGTAAACGCTTCACGAATACCAATCGTTGATACAGGGATTGCGGTTGCACCAGAAGTAACACCACTAATTGTTTGACCGATTAATTCCTCTGCGTTACCAGCAGTTTCGGTAACTCGCATGATACGTCTGGTTGTCCATGTACCATCAGACGCACGAAGCATCTGTTCATTTGGATAAGAGATTGTTGCGTCATCATTGAATAGAAGTCTAAAGAATAACTCATGTCCTTTTCGTGTACCCTTTGAAATGTAAAGGTCACGAATGTTCTTTGTAAGTTTTCTTTTGTCAACACCAGCAGCAAGATTGTCAACAATACCATCTAAGAATGCATCTCTAAAATTATCAAGGAACTTAAAAACAGTTGAGTCTACATTTGCGAACTCAAGAAGTTGTTGAATGTTTTGTACAGGGTTTGCTTTGTAAGTTTGAATTGTACCAGATGAATTAGAAACAGAACCGTTGACAGTCTCGCCCAAGATAAATTGATTTTGAGATGAGATAAACAAACGCTTGTTGTCATCAACGTCATCCACCAGAACGGTTGCAGTTGCACCAGATGTTAATCCAGTGATTGTTTCTCCGACAACAAACTTAGCATCTGAATCTTCAAGAACAACATTGTCACCATTCTCATCCAAGACGAAGTTGGTTGAAGTTGTTTCTTGAACAAGATAGTTATTAACCTCACTGAAAGTAACCTCGGCACTTTCAAGGAACTGATAGTATGTTCTAATGAACTGAGAAAATACTGGATGGTCTGACTGAATGAACTCAGGCAGTTGTGTTCTGATTAAGGGTGATAACTTATTTGTCAGCGTGTTGTCATCATAGGACATTATTAGTACCCACTAGAAGTTGAAGCGGATGTAGATTCATATGATGTTGTGGTTGTGTAACCAACACCAGCAGATGCACCACCACCAGCAATTGTATCCTCACTTGAAGTAACTGTTGTATTAGTAAAGTCAATCTGTAAGATTTGATTTCTTACTGCAACAACGTCTGTTGAATTTGGTGTCACAACAATTCTAATCTTAGAAGATGATGCCCCATCAACATTTGAAACTGAAGTGATGTTTAGTGCGGTCAATATAATTTTACCTGTGTTGTAATCAATTGTACCAGCAGTTTCATCTTTATATGTAATGGTTGTTCCGTCTGTATAATAGAACATTCTGATTACACCGTTACCATCATCGTTAAGGAACATCTCATTCGCATCACCAGAGATTGTAAACCCTGTGGATGCAAGAACTCCACCATCAGAACTCATGTGTCCGCTGTGTGGATTGTAGATTGCATTGTTAAATTCTAATTCGTATTTTGTATTTGTGTTCAATGTGGGCGTAAATGATTGACCAAGTTTAACAGTTGTAATATTTGATAGAATAGATTCATCTGTGTCATCAATCAAACCTGTAAGTTGTGAGTGTCGGAACACACCATCGAACTTTTGCAAGTTGTTTGTATCATAGGTTTGCAATGTTGTGGTAACATTACTTACCAAGGTTTCTGCTGTTTTTGTTGTATTCTTTTTATTGTATTTGAATGTAACCCCAAGTCGAATAAAAGTTGTAATGGGGTCAACAATAACAGGAGTAACAGATGCGATTGTATATTCATCTTTCAAGTCTTTTACAATTTGTTCCTTTGCAGAAGCAGTAATAGAACCAGAAGTTGGAACAATTGAAATGTATGAACGACCAAAGACAGGAGTTGAGTTATCCTCTCCACCCCATACCTGTACCGACTTTGTATTTGCGTAAACCTTTGGAATGATTGTCTTGTAATCTTCTGGGGTAACCGCACGACCTTGTGCCGCATAGTCAAGAGGAGCATTCAACTTGATAGATTGAATCGATTCTCTTTCTGCACCACCAGATGCAACGGACACTGTTGTTGTCGCAACATCAGTAACACCAGAGATTGCAGCAGTAGTTGAAAAATTCTTTGCACCATTTGCTGCGGTCTTGTTGGTTACAAGATATTCCATAACCACAACATTGTTATCAGACAATGCACGACCAACAATACCATCACCAAAGTAAATTTCAAATTGTCCATCGTCACACTCCTGTAAGAAATAAACATTTGCAGTAGACCCTGCTTTAGTAATGTCAGTTGCAAGTGTATACGTTGTAAACGCTGAAGCGGATGCATCAGAATAAACCTCTACCTTTAGAGAAGTGGTATCTGCATTTTGATTTGTCAACTTAAATTTCTGGTCTACATTTTTTGTATCAACAACATATCTATTCTTAACCATTGTACCTTCATGAATAGGAATGTTAGAAAAAGATATGATACCGTTAGCAACCGTGGTTTGATAATCTGACAATGTGCGGAATTGATATGATACGTCATCAACACTTGCAGTAAATACTGTGTTTCTTGGAATAAGAGCAGTTGTTAATGTTGATGGAAAGGAGTTTAATTTTACACTAACTGTTGCAGATGGAGCACGAACTGAGTTTGGTGTGTATCCTAAAGTCTTTGCATGAGAAACAACTGACGCACGAACAGATGCGGTATCCAAAAACATTTCGTTTGCAGCCATGTTGACATTCATTGCAAGGTAGTGTGTGTTGTACGCAAGTACATCTAATAGTGCATTGATACCAGAACCCTCAAAGTCATAATCCGTAAACTCATCTTGGTTACGCATGAAAGTTTTTAAGTTCGATTTGATATCATCGAAGTCTAAGTCTGTTACGTTTAATCTTTTGTCTGTAGTTGCCATTATCGTATTCTCTCTAAGTTGAATGACATATCAACAAGCTCTGATGGAGAATTGTCTATGTAAAATTCTACTGTTACCTCATACTGATTGTTGTCAAAGTTTGGATTAACTATAACACCAGCAAGTGTAACCCTTGGTTCAAAGTTTGTGATTGTATCTTCAATCAATTTTCTTAATGTGTTTGAAACAAATGGTGTCATGTTCTCAAACAATAAATCCCTCACACCAGACCCAATCTCTGGATGAAAAGGTTTTTCGTAATGATTATACATTACAAGATTTCTTACACTTCTCTTGATAGCCGCAACATCAGTTAACGGAGTCAAGGTTTGCTTCACTGGATGTTTCGTGAAGTTGAGATTTAAATCTTTGTATACCTTTGCACTACGACTTGATTCGTTAGTCAACTGTGCATCTCTGTATGCGGATTGTACTGCCATCGTTATCTCTCTTTGTATTATTTAGTCTGTTTATCCACCAGCAAAAACATTTCCAGAACCAGATGCAGATGCATTTGGCACCCAAGAACCATGACCACCAGTAGCATCACCTTGTCGATGAACTCCTCTACCATTTACGAATACTGTACCAGAACCAGCAGTTGCTGGGTCACCACAAGAAGTCGTATCACCAATTCTAGTTGTTGATGCACCATTTGTAAATACATCGCCTGAACCTGTTGCGTATGCAGTTTGGTGAAACGGATTTGGTGTAGGACTTGCGTGACCTACATGACTATCTAATCCTACTCTTGTTACAGCGGGCATATCATCTCCTAGTTCAAATCAATTCTTGCGGCATCAATATCCACGTTACCAGAAACCGCTGTGGTTTGATTTCCACTATATGTTTCCGAAACATCTCCAGCGACTGTCTCTGTTTTAACACCACCGTAAATGTGTGCGACAGCACCAACCACGTTTTCGTTTTCAAGACCAAGAATTGTTTTGGTTCTGAATCCTGTTAATGTTGTAGAGTGTGTATTCAGAACAACATTGCTTCCAAATGATTCTGTTACGTTGCCCTTGACAACTTCATTCTTGTTTCCGTCAACTTGAATATCCCAATCACCTTTGATATATGTTTTGCAGTTGGAGTCGATTGTAAGATTGACATCACCTTTAATATTGCAGAAGTTACTACCAGCAACTATCTCATAGTTCTGTCCAACCACTCTGGTTACCTTGTTTCCGTCTGCATCAATCTCTGTGAATGTACCACTCTTATGTTTCTGATATATTCTTTCCGCATAGGGTGTGTCATCGTACTCAACGATGTGTCCACTCTCTGTTTCAAAAGAACGATTGTATGGATATTCAGTGTTCCTTCTTTTATAAGGAGCAACTCTATCTTCTTTTGTTTCTGGATTGCGACCTTCTGCGTCTGCACCACGGATAGAATCATCCGTAGTCTTTGGTTCTTTCCATGTGATAGCGGTAAGGTCAGTATTTGTTGCCAGTTTGTCTGTCCATGTTGCTGCAATATCCACAGTGAAATCTGCATCACCTAGAATCTTTTTCTCGTTTGCGGTAGGTACTTCTTCTGTTACCGCACCATCTCGTTCTTCTATCTCTGGATGAATATTATTTTCATCATTCTTTGCAAGTCTGGATACGTCACTGTCTTCTGTTCTTAATGGATAGGGCCCATAATCTGGTTTGTATGTGTATGCTTCCTCACTTTGAGTCGCACCTTCATTGCGAGGGTCATTAAAACCTTTATCGACTGTTTGAGATTCGGATGGAACGCCAGGCAATGTTCCGATAACAATTGGTTCTTGCAATTGGTCTGGGTCACGAAAGAAACCAACAACCCAACTACCCTCAACAATGAAAGGCATACCCTCACCTAGTCCACCCATTGAACTAGTTGTTGTGGGCATCATAACCCACGACCAAGGTAAATCTGCTGTTGGGATTTTTTCTACATCGTTTGTGTGATATCCAACACAACGAACACGAACACGACCAAGTTTATCTGGGTCATCTCTATCTTCAACGACACCAGTGAACCAGATGAAACCATCTCTGCCTAAAAAATTCTGCATATTAAAACAATCCTTTATTGGATTATTTATACAGAAAGGGGGAACAAAATGTTCCCCCTTGATTGGCGCATCCTACAGGACTCGAACCTGTGACCTACGGTTTAGAAGACCGTTGCTCTAATCCAGCTGAGCTAAGGATGCATTGTTCTAAATGAATTCTAACATCTTTGGATATGGTGTTCCCATAAGGAACGCATCGCAGATGTCAAACTCAAACTCCTCACCGTCTGGTGTGGTGGCAACGTAGGTTGCTAACTCCTCTGTGGTAACACCCATCTCCTCGCAGTAAGTCTGCATTGCAGAGTAAAAGGTGTTAGAACCGAAATACTTAATAGACATTACATATTCTCCATGCACTCTTTGTAGTATTCTTTTACGAAACTCTCATCAACAATCTCAACGTCTGGGTCTTGTTTAACGAACCCAATAACCTGTTGAATGTTTTCACACTCTGCTTCTATTGCGGCATGAACACTTTCTTCCATGTCCATAATCCAACTTTTTACTTTTCCCATAACTAACTCCTCTCTAATCGTTGTAGTTTTTATATAAGATGTAAGCACCAGTACCAACCAATGTCATACCAATGCAAATTACAAACACCATTTGTTCCATAGTGTTTGCATATTCTATGCAGTCTCCATCGCAATCACCAGCAGAACCAGCGATTGCAATCAATCCAGCAATAATAAAGAACGAACCCAAAATGTTTTTCAATAGTACCATTACGCAGCCTCCACAACTTCATAGTCTTTACCGAACTTACCAACATTCAAGTGAACGTAGTATGCAGTGTCAAAGTAATCAGTCATTGAGTCACTGTTGTCATACCACTTCTTCTCACCAGCGGTCTTTGCAATCTTGACAATCTTGTCAAAGATAGCGGCATTCTCTTTACCGTAAAAGTCACCAGTGTGGTAAGTGTTAATCTGGTCATACCCATCGTTCTGACCAAGAGTACCTTTCTTGTACTCATGAGTATAACGGTCAAAGTATTCAAACTCTGCAAACGCAGGGCCTTTCATCATCGAAATCGTGACACTAGAATGGTGGTCACGAACAACAGAAAATTTGTACTGAGGCATCTCCGCCTTCAGTGCATTCCGAATTTTCTTGACATCTTCAGTAGAAATATAAGCCATAATTTAAGTTCCTCTCTCAGTTTCTATAATCATATTATCATTGTTTTCATAACAAGTCAAGCACTTTTTTGAAGTTTTTTTCTTCAATAAAATCAAGTAGTTATCCACTCAACATTGTTGTCAGCAAGGATAATATCACGAACTCGTTCACGGTCAAGCGAATCACCCCCACCCCACTCAAGTGATTCGCTCTCACCGATTTGAGTGATGTAGGACTGTACACCATTGATAACCATTTGATTGGTCATACCCTTGATAGGATAGATACCAGACTTTTCATTGTAGAACGAATCCACATAAGCGATAAAGTCACATAGAGTATTCACGATTGTATTTGTATTAGTCATAAGTCACCTGTGCTGCATAATCAATTTCATCGAAGATTGCTTCTAGTTCTGCAATCTTTTCCTTACACTTCATTTTTGCAAATCCAGTGCCAGGGGTTTTCTTTTTCTTGCGTTCTAAAGACTTCAACATATCTTTGAAGAACACATAGTCATTTTGCAATTTTGTCAATTCATCCATTATACAATCTCCAAATCATCAGCAGTAAACCGTTTTACTGCACCATCTTCAAAATAGATAGTGTAGTATGTAACACCATCCACATCCTCAATAGAACCAATCCGTCCTACCATACCATAATTAGTTTTTACCAAAGTATCAAAAGTCATTATTTTGCCTCCGCAAAAAGTTTACTCATACCTTCAAACACAATGTTGTAAGCAGTACACTCATAACACCAATGTTCAAAGAAGTCATCATCGTCACCGTAAATCATTTCATCCTTCTCACCCTTGTAGAAGGCGTTCTGGTCATCGACATAACGATTCCAAACATCGTTCATATATTCCATACCTTCAAGAAGGTTATCATTCGCACGACCCTTGATGATGCGAACCGCCTCATCCCAAGTCATACCCTCAACTACATGGAAATCATTCATACGAAACATAGTTACTACCTCTTTCTCTTGACTATACATATACTATACCAATGTTCTTATAACAAGTCAAGCACTTTTTTCACATTTATTTTCTCAATAATATCAGTGACTTACGAGTCGGATTTTTGGATTTTTTCAGAAGGGAAGAGGTTTTTTCAGCGAATCGTACAGATGATTCGCAAAGTGATTCGCAGTGGTGCCCCCAGCGAGACTCGAACTCGCACGACTAAAAGTCTCAAGATTTTAAGTCTTGTGTGTCTACCTATTCCACCACAGGGGCAGTTCCACCACTAGGGAAGGGTTATCATACCATCCCAAGAAGTTGTTAGTTCTGCAACTTTTAGTAATACGCAGAATGCAAATAGTTCAATCATATCATCACCAATAATAGTTAAGGATTATATAGAACAGAACACCGACAGGTATTCCGATAACATAGACACCGATAACATCAACCCACATAATACTTTCCGATGCCTAAGATAAGTAACACACCTAGTACCGTGTTGAGTAGAGTAAGAGCTCTGTCATGCCATCGCAGACCTACGAATGTCCATCCGATTACTCCCAACAAACTGAACACCATATCATAGAGGTGTAATTCAAGACTGCGACAGACAACTGCGGCAATCACCAGAAGGGTACTCACCCACTTCACATACCATGTGAGGTCATGTAGAGGAGTAACCTTATTGTGATTCTTTTGCATTCTTCTGACTTTCCTGTATCTGATAAATTCTATCCCATTCACGTTCTTCTTGTTCACTCAAAGGAGTCATGTCCACGGTATTCGTATCACCTAATGCCTGTCTCCATGTAACAGAGTTACTAGGGAAGTTCTTTTCTTTCTCTTCAGATTTTGGGGGGTGGGGGTCAATTAACTTAGACCATCGTTTCAGTTTGTTTCGTTTACGTTCCACTCCCTGTTCAATCTCAGTCCATGAGATAACATCCCAATCCTGTAACAGTTCTATCATTGCGTATACATCTGATATTTCCTGTTTGAGTTCTGTCTCAGAATCAGAGTGAGCATAGAGTTCTCCTCTACGCAATGCCTTTGAACAGGCCTGTATGAGTTCACCGCATTCTTCCATTGTGATGACTAGAAGTTCCTGTCGTGCGTCTAGGTCTTTCATCTGACTCATGAGACTTTCACCGCAATGTAAATGCATAGACCAATGATGAATAGTTTGCCATAGTCTAGGTCAAAGTCCGTACCTTCTCCGAACTTCTTTCTGAATTCACTTAGTTTCATTTATTTCTCCGTATCTTTATTGCATTTATAGATTATCAATCCCCTCTCAGTTTCAAGGGGGGTATCATTAAGAGCCACCTTACCATACTCTCAACCAAATGTCAAGTACTAATCACCCATCATATAGTATCCCTTTGCGAACACCTTGAAGTTGGTGCCGTCCTGTTCAATGACAGACAACTCCGTACCTGTGAAGTACTCGACTGCCGCTCTGAATGGATTCAACAATGCAATCGGAATAGTACCAGAGATAGGTAACTTCCAATCAGGCATACCATCTGTCAGTACATTGAAGTAATGCGTAAGACACTCCTTCTCTACAGTATACCGAACCGCATCAGGCAGTCTCGCATACTCTGGTGTCTGCATAAACTTCCACTTGGTAAACGCATTACCTACAGCGAAGTCCTTATTGATGTCTGCAATCTCCTGTGCAGTAAACTCTTTTGTACTCATAACAACTCTCCTCTAAGCAGCAACTCTCAGTAACCTCTGAACATCTGCATCCTTGAAGTCACCATTAGTACCCCAATTACGAAACGCAGAACACTCCGTACCATCCTTAGCACAGAGGTCGAACATAGGACAGGTATCACAAGGACACTCTCTCTTGTTCTCAGGCCCTGTATGAACCTCTATAGTATTGTACTGATAGTCGTTCTCTGGGTCTTTAACACCTTTACCCATATACGCCTCTGCATCAGTCCAAATCATAATATCTCTCATAAACAACTCCTTTATTAATCTCTTTTCTCACTCTACATACAGATTATATCAGCGTGTCAAGGGATTGTCAAGCACTTTTCTCACTTTTTTTCAATAAAAAAACCCTTATATATCAAGGGTTTACAGGGGGGCTGTGGACAACTCTGGGTTGTTCTGGGAACATCTGGGGGTCTGGCACAGCGAATCGGCATGATTCGCACAGGTGATTCGCAAAAAAATGGCGATAGACGACAGGATTTAAAGACAAGACACTACTATTCTTTTTAACCTTTTTAATGTTTATGGGGAATCATGGTCTGGCATGGGATATCATGGGTTTTCTTTCCGCATCTTCAGTAGAGCATCAAATTCATTCATCCTCTGTCTATTGTGATGTCTCCACCATAACCAATATGACCTTATACTATCAGGCATTATAGTCCATACTATACTACATGGTCTACTCTCTCCATTGGATAAGACTTGATTCCATCTACCCCATTTACCTATCTTTGATAGACCTACTACTGATGGGTATTCTACCATCCATATTTCCTTGCATTCTCTTGGACTTGTTTAACAGTTCTAAGGATTTCTTCTCTAGTCTTCTCGCTTCTCTTAGTATCTTGTCCATTTGTATCGTTAGTGGAAAGTTCACTATTGTACTCATCTGGTACTTTTCCCCATCCTACTGTTCTATCCCATTCCCTTTGTGTATATTTCATCTTTTGGTCTTCCTCTCGCTCGTGAGCGTACCCATCTCTCTTCAGACACGATGAATTGGTATAATACTGATATGCATAGAATTGAACAGATGAAACGAGTCATGCCCATTCACCTATCTTGATTGCGTCTTCTAGTCGTATGCGTCTACCTTTATCATACTTACCTATCTCTGGTACATACCATTCTGTCAGTGAATATCGTTGTTCTATTTCTCTTGTAGTCATGATACCACTTGTTCCACCTACGTTAAAGGTGATGTTCACATATGGATAGTCGTGTTCTTTATAGTACTTTTCTTTTCTTGCAAGACGATTACAATAACGATAGTTTGACGGCCATTGAGGATTCCACTTCTTGTAATAGTCTACCTCTACCAGACCTACAATAGTGTTATCGTCTGTGCATCTAATACCTAAGTCTACCTTCATCTCACCCAATGGGTCTACCTCAATGCGATAGTTCTTGTTGGGGTCTATGTTGAAGTACTCATATAGGTACTTATATAATACAGGACAGGTTTTGACCATTCTCTTGAATGCATCTCTCTGTTCCTTGTCATCAAAACCCTTTATACCAGCAAGACGTTTCTTGTCTGCGTAATTCACATAATTCATTGCATTCACCATAATCTGTTTTGTTTACCAATATGCCACAGGATGTATAATAACAGACATCCTACAAATAACCAAGGATTGTATCCTAATCGTTCTAATATCATCTGTGATACCCCAAACAATAATTTTCTGCAGCGTTCTCTGCATATGACTCACTATGAAATACCACTTCATCACCGTATTCTGTTTTCATAACAACTGTCTCCACCAACTCACCGTCTAACCAGTAATCGACTTCCCAATGATTGTTTGCATTCTTGAATATAGAAGCGGTGCGATTGTCGTACTTATCCACTCCCATGTGTTTACTATAAAATATTCTTCCTTCTACCATAATTCTAACACCCTTCCGTTTCCTACTATAATGAACAGACACGTTACAATGTGTAGTACAACCCATGCTGTTCTAATGAGTAACATACCTATATCATATGGTGCAGTCTTTTCATCACTGTAACTACCTAGTGCATACTGCCATATCTTAAATATGTAATTCATCTACTCCAATATTCCTCTGCGAATTGTTGTTCTAACTGATATATTTCATCCTTGAGTTTGAGTTTCTTGACCTTCTGTTCCTTGGTTAAATTACTCTGTTTGTTTAATACTGCGTGTTCTACCTTTAATTGACTTATGTAATCTCTTAGTTTCATTCGTAAAACTCCATTTTTGTTCCGTTGTCAGCGGTGCGTGTAACCTTGGTCATTACACCCTGTTCCTTGGTTTCCTTGACCTTCTTCGCCCACGCAGTCTCTTGTGCCTTCTTCTTTCGATGTCTGCGTTGCGTGTTTCTACGTTTGCGTTTGACCTGTTCCTGTAACAATGACTGATTTGCAGCGACTAGTAGAAGTACTGCAAGAGGGTCAAATACAAACACTATGATGAGGATGACTCCTCTAACCGCATCTTCAAGTACTCCTGTCGTGCTCTCTCCGTAGATAAGTTCGGCGATGTACTTGATTGGGCCGACTTCTGCTTCAATTGCAATTCTGTCTGCGTTGAGTTGAGACTTCTTCTCCGTGAGTTCTGCGATAGTATCTGTTGATTCATCAATCGTAGCGTTGAGTTCATTTCGTTCCCCCTGTTGGTCTTTACGAGCGTTCAGTCCTTTGGTCACTGCACCTAGTTCTACATACTTCTCTAATGCGTTGTCTAACTGCAATAGAGTATTCTCTGCACGTTCTATCGTGATACGCTCTCGTTGAATCTTTGAGTCGATTAATTCTATTTGAAGTGTGTTGTCTGAATTGACTGTGGTTTGTTCGATATGGGCCTTGGATAAAAATCCGAAAATACCCATAGACGTAATAAACATCAGTATAACCACTGCACTGATAAGATACGTCTTGAGTAATACTGGTGTTCTCTTCCAGTGATGATACACCCATGCGGCGGTCACCAACTTACCTGTTTCAAGAACAACTCCCATTACTGCAATAGGAATTACTGCCGAACTGAAAATTGCAATCAGTCCGATTATACTATAATAGGCTGCGACTGCACTGATAGCGAGTGCAGTCAGTAGTGTCAATAACGCAAGTATCATGTTACCAATCTGGTGAGCTCAATGGTGTTGTCTCTTGCGAGTCAATATAGTCATCACCATGAAAACGTCTGGTGACGGTATATTTTATTAACTTACCATTGTGGTCTTTGACATACTTGGTATGCTCTTCCATGACGATTTTACCGTCTGGTTGAGACATAAACTTGTCTGGTTCATAGGTCATCTCTGAAATCTTACCGTATATGTTCTACCATTGTGTGTGAACGTGACTGTCGAATGCGAGTACACTCTTACAGGTGTCTCTGTATATCTAGTCTCCACTCTACAGACCTGTCTTGTACCACCTGTTGCAGTACTGTTATTGTGACCAATCATACCACCAAGAATAGCACCGATTGCACCACCATTTTTTACATCACCGACATTGTTGCCGATAACACCACCGATGATTGCACCTTTTAGCATATCACCAGACTTGTCACCACTCGTTTGTTGGTCATAACATACTTCCACTTGATGTGGTGTTTTGTTGATGACCTCTTTATAATGGTCTTGTGTTGTTTCTGCAACTGCCTGTGATGATGCAAACATCAATACTGTTGCAACCCCTATCATAACGTATTTCATGTTATCTCCGTTTTCCTGTCATTGGGTCTTTGATTTCTTCTGTGGATAACACCTGTAATCCACCCTTGTTGTACGCCTGTCCAATGACAGCACTTCCAGTGTACAACGGTTTACTTTTCTTCAGTCCATTACCTACCTTATCAGATGTTGGTATGGTCTTGCGATTGTCGTAGTTGCCCCACAACTCGTCCAGACTCAATGGTTTGAATTCTCTTTGTCTCTGCTCCTTTGGAACATAACCTAATTTCTTTAAATATTTATCTTGTTCAAGTTGGGCCTTCTGCATAGATGCAGTGACCTTACGCTTCTTTCTCTTCTTGAGATTCGTGTCCGTGTAATACACGGGCATCAGATGCATTCCGCTCATTATATATACCTTCCATCAATATGTCCATCGGCAGATTGTCGATAGACTCACCATATTTTTCTGCAAGTTCCGTAAGGGTCAATGTATCGTTGCCCCATGTTTTGGTAACTTGCGAATCAACGCAAATAACACAGTACCCCAATAGTTCTTGCCCCACTCACTCATGGGTCTTTCCAAGATACCATGCACTTTGTCAATACGCCATTCTAACAATTCTAATTCTGTCATAATACTACCTTTCGTCATCATTGTCAATAAGTTTTGCGACTTGTTGTATGAACAACCGATTAATAACGTGTTCGTTACGTTCATACGGCGAAACGTCCAGACTGCACACTTCCTCAAACATATCGTGTACAAAGTCGTGGTCATCATATGTCTTCTGTTCTACAAACTTGTAGATTGTCCAATCCCACTTAACAACGTCACCGTCATCATGTTCCATGAATCCAAGTTCATATCCCTTGTGTTCAAACCGTGGTGTCCAATCACGATATTTCGCAAACAACATTACTGCGGGCCTCCAACTGCAACCATCTTCTTCATAATTCCTGTGACTGCCTCTTCTGTCAACCAACCCTTTACAGTGTCACCATCCTCAGTGATGCCAGGCATCTCTAACATTTCATGACCCTTGAACACTGCAATCTCATACAGACCACCAGTGCCACCATATGAACCAGAATGTCTTATAACCGACAGTTCATAGTCTCCATATACTGCTCTCGCACTGACCCCATCAAGGAAGTCAACAAACTTCAAATCACTAAAGTTTTCCATCATGCGGCCTCCTTCATCCATCGTTGTAGTGTGGGAACATCAATACCCAGCGACTTCGCAAGATTCTTCTCTTCCTCAATCGCTTCCTTTTTCATTTGTTCTTCCCACTTGCGTTCACGTTCCATTGACTCACAGGCATCGTCAAAGATTTTCTCAATCTCTGCATCTGTCATAGATGCAAAATCAAAAGAACGAGCATACGATTTACTGTATGCGTCTGCAACAGCATAGTATGCATCCTCTTCAAGATTGATGCGGTTGAACTCCTTTAGTGTACCAGAAGGTACACGCTCTGACCAATACTTGGTGTCAGAGGGTTCGATATACATTCCCATCCAACAGTTAGGTTGTTTGGAAAACTCAATCGCCTCTGCACGTTGAGCATTGATAACGTCCACAAGTTCTTTTTCCATCACATATTCCATCGAATCACTCCTCTATTATCTATATACATAATACCTGTTTTCACAACAAATGTCAAGAGTTTTCTACAACTTTTATTAACTTTTGTTTGAGTGTAACAAGACTATCCTCATTTGCCTGATATCTGATTCCGATACCACCCTTTGCAGTCCATCGTCCTACATTGTCTGGTTTGTCATCAATCAAGACATTTGGTTTCCCATCAATCCTGTCTGTTGCAAACTGTTCTTTTCGACCAGTGAAGATAAGGTTCTCCACCTTAGGCATAATGAAGTGTCTGGTCAACCAAACTCTCTTCCAATATGCAGAGTTGTCTCTATCACCCCTCAGCGGTGAAGAACAGATACCCCAATCATCACCGACCAGAGTTTGTACAAAGTTAACTAACTCCATAGTCGATGGAAACGTATCAAGTGTATTGAAGAAGTCAGTACCCTGTAGTTCCTGTATCGACTTCTCTTTATTCTGGATTTGTTTCCAGTGGTCTTTTCCAAAGTGATTTGCAAACCCCTTAAAGAAGTCTGCAAGCACCCCATCCATATCTAAGTATATTTTCATCATATATTTCCTTCTCGTATCTTCTCCATACGCATTACACTTTCAATCCACTT